CATACGCTGGTGGTTAAGGCGATTGATCCGCCAGTTCCTCCGCCACCACTCAGGGTTGCGGTTGCGCTGGTATAGCCGCTGCCGATTACGCTGGGGGTGTAGACTCCCAAACCCCATACAAGGGTGACGGTCGCGCCAACGCCAACGCCGGAGGTCGATAACTGCGCCACCGGATTGGTCGGTGCCGCGCCGCCTGCAATATTGCCGGCATTGGTGACGGCCAAGGCAGTGATCGCGCCAGCCGCGGCGGTGACGGTCAGGATGACGCCGTTTGATAGGGTGATGGTGTCGCCAGTCACATAGCCTGAGCCAGCATTGGCCTTAGTTGCAGTGAGGGCCTTGAGCGATACGGAGCCAGACGCTTGAACACCGTTGGAATTCTGCGGCGCACTGACGATTACAGTCGGGGTCTGCGTGAACCCAGTTCCCGGCGTGACGGCGCCAGAGGCCACGCCTTGGGTCAGGTTGTCGTACACCTCGCCGGAGAAGCCCGGCAGCGCCAAGGTTAGCTTGTAGCTATTCGCCTGGGTGCCATTACCAACCGTCGCGGCCATGCTGTTGCCGAGGATGCCGGTATAGATGCCGGTAATCGTCGAGCCATTAACCGACGATCCGTCGAGCAGCTGAGTTGTTGCGGCAGTATCAGTACCATCCGACACACGCACACCAACGTTGTTGCTCTGGCCGAGTTGGAAGGCGACCGCGATAGCCGTTGCCAAGTCGTGCATGCGCACGGTCTGATTTCCCCAGTTCATCGCATTGGCCTGCGGCGAGCCGGTGATCAGCGGGGAATTAACGGGGCCCCACGACGCTACGCCGACCAAGCCGTAGCCATTGGTGGCCACGCCCTGCACCACGGCGGGCGGCGCGACGATCTGAACGTCAACACCAGGGGCGAGTGCGCCAGCAGTGTTAATCTGGCCAAATTGATAAAGCATGAGGATGTCCCATAAAAAAAGCCACCCGGAGGCGGCTTGTTACTGGATGGATGCGTGGATTAGCGCGGGATGACCTTACGGACGTGATGCGCGGTGTCGCTGGCCAATACCTTGGCGATTTCTGCGTCATCGGTGATCTGGTCGCCGCGACGATAGCTTCCGAACGGGTGGACGACGACGAGGTCGTGGGTCTTCTGCGGTGCGACGGGCGCATCCGGCTGGGTTTCGTTTGCCATTAATAGCTCCGGTTAAGGATCGGCGTGCCGTCCTCGGTTTCGTATTCGGTTGTGACCGCCACGACGGTGGCGACTTGCTCGGTGACCGTGGTTGCGTATTCGACGGTGTAGAACAGGTCGCGGCGGTAGATGTTGGCGTTCTGCACCTCGTCAGATAGCCTGCTGGACTTGTACCGGCAGCGCGCTCCAAAGCCGTCGATCATGGTGAGAAAGTTTATTTGCGCCAGCGCCAGTTTGATCGCCGCGCCAATCGTTGCTCGAGTCGTTGGATCGGGCGCCCAAACAGTGACTTGGAAAAGCTGTTCTTGCCGCTCCCACTCCGTCGTCACAGTACCGGTCGCACCGACTCGCGCCGCAGACGGGGCAATACCGGCCGGCAGCGTGATAACCGATCCTGAACTGACGGTTCCGGGAAACGCCACGGCAATTAGTGCGGCCAATCCGGTGGCGATGCTAGTCAGCGTGTCAGTTGTCTGAACCGGGTAGATGAAAGCTTGTCCTTCGATGATCGCCGCTACATTCTCAGGCGTGAACGGTGATGGCATCGCGCCGCCTACGGTCAGAGTATTTCCGGAGGCTGCAAGCGTGATCGTTGCGGCCGCAATGGACATGACGTGCGCTTTTGGCGCGTACCGCGTCACGTTTCGCTCTGATCCAGTTGATTCGAAAACACTTACGTGAGAGGTTTCAGCCGTCAAGTCGGCCTGCAGTACGTTTGGGACTGGCCATCCAGTCATAATCTTGATTGGATTACCCGTAATGCTTCCGCTGCCGGTCCCGTTCGGGTAAAGCACGCCGGCAACATACGTGGCGAGCGTATTGAGTACGTCTTGAACGTCTGCCATGGCTATGCCTGCTGTTGTGTCGCGGTGATGCGCCAACCCATGTCAGTGAGCTCGGCGCTTGAGATAAGGTATTTCCGACTTAGATCATCAAGCAGGATGTCCGATGTCCGGAGTGTGACGCCATGAACAGACGGTAAAATGACATGCCAGCTTGGATTTCTGAAGTCCGTTGGCAGATCAACCTCATTCTTTCGCCCGCCACCACCTTCGAGGATGCTTGCCGGCCACCCGGCCATCAGAACAACTTCGGTGCTTGACGTGTCTCCAGCCTGACCAATAAAGCCCTCGGTCACAGATCCCATTGATACGCGCAGCACGCTGATGGTGCGATTACAGTCAACCATGTAGATCGGAAGCATCTGCTGCAGTGTTGCCACAAACAGCGTCCCTTCGACCCCAACGATGTAATCCCCAACTGCGAGCTGACTACCGTCCGCGACGGCATACCATGTGGCCTTGCCGTAGACGTTTGGCCTGGCGTACTTTGGATCGTCGGCATTCAAACTGACCAGCAGGTCAGGCATTGCATTGCCGGGGTCGAGCGGGTTGCTAACGCCAGATGGGCGGAAATGCTGGTAAGGCGTGCCGATGATCTTGGCAGCCTTGGCATATCCAGCCCACACCTTCGCGTTGATCGTTGCGCCGTCCATTACTTGCCTCGGCTTTCTCGGTAGGCTCTTAACAACCCCATGGTGATGGCTTGCATGGCATACGCCTCCATTTCCCTTGAGGGCCGATCCTCGCCGATCTGACTGCAAATAAACTGCCAGACGTGTGTAGCCTCATGGACGATTAAGCCGACCACACCAACGCCGTCTTTGTCACTTATCCGTTCAGAAATGGTAACGATGACAACCAACTGCCCATTTGGCCCATCAAAGGCTGATGTGCAACCATCCATTACCGGGTATTCGCTACCGGCGACGCGAAGCAACTTCATGGCCCGCGTCCATGCCTTTTCGCTTGGGCAAAAACCGAAACTCACAGGCAGCCAGCCTCGATCGCACCAGATAACCTTTTTCATCACACCACCATCGCGCCGCGATTGCCGCCAAAGTTTGGCCCGGGCGGAATGCCCATGAAGTTGCACAGCTTTCGGCGCCATAGGTTCAGCAGGCGCTCACGGTCGCGTACTTCGTTTTTGTTATGCTTCCAGACTGCGGCCTCATCGGTGTCCAGGTTCGCGCTTGCACCAGGGATCGCCGACTCCAGCGTGTAGAGATTAGTCAGGTAGGTATTGACCAGCACCGCCCCTTCATCGACGCTCATGTGCTGCATGCGATACTCCAATGCAAGGTACTGGCGCATGATCCACGGGGCCGGGAACACGACCGCGCCATCGCCATAAAGCGGGTACCCGCAGAATCGGCGCACGTCCACAAGCTGGGCGCTCGTGGGCACGAACGGGACGAAGGCCATAACTATTCCTCGATCTGTTCGAGCGGTGCGCCAGCGCGGGCTAATGCAGAAATCGTTGCCGCATCGTCGATTGCATCGAATTTTTCGCCGGCTTTGTGCAGCACAAAATCACGGCACTCATTCACGATGCTTTGAGTTTTTTGGAGCACAAAAACAATGCGCTTTTCTGTGTCACCCTGCTCTACTGCCTCAGACTTTTTCGGTTTGCGCGCAGGCTTCGGCTTGCCTTGTTGCGCTTCGGTGTCTCCGACCAATCCGGCCGGCTCAATTAATTCTTCGGGCATTGTCTTCTCCAGAAAAAACAGGGCAGCCGCTAAGCCGCCCTGCCTTGATTACAGCGATTCCAGCAAAATACCGCGCTTGTAGGCGCTATTGTTCGCGGTCGGGATCGTAGTCGGGTTGGCCAGGGTATCAGACGGGACAACGAAGCCGCCGATATAGCTCCAGGTTTGGGTAACAACCTGTTTCAGGACGTCCAGCGGCTCGCGAGTGATGTGGGCAACGCCATCGATAATTGCAATCATGTCGTCACGATCTACGCCTGCCAATGCCTCGGTGTACGCGGAATTAGTGAACTCGCCTTCAACCAGCGCGCCTTGGCCGACCAAGATGCCACGTCGAACAACACCAACGCCAGACAGGGTTTGCACCGGGTTCAGGTTGGTTTCGATGATGCGCACGCCCAGCATTTCGGCGATGATGCCCTTCTTGTATTCTTCCGACGTCACCTGCCCGCGGAAGAACTGCTGGAAGGCCGGATCGTTATACAAACCGGTCGCTTGAATCGGGTCGATGTACAGGTGGTACATACCGGTCGCATCAACAGGCGGGGCGCCGTTCGCCGACATGGTGGCCTTGGCGGTCAGAACCATTTGCATGGTCAGCTTGCCAAGGTTGATGTCGTTCGCACCGGAGATCGCTGCGGTGGTTGCTGCCATCACGTTGGTGGCGGACAGGCTCGGGCGGATCACATACGGAGCGATAGCGGAGACAACTGCATTCAGCGCCGTGCCGTCCAACACAGAAACGCTGG